TGTTGTTCACCTTTTAACTGTGAATCCATCTCCATTTCTGCTTGTCTTAATGCTAACTCCTGTTGTTTAAGCATTACAAGTGGGTCCATATTCTGGTCTTGCATAGATTCTGCCTCTTCAAGAACCATTTGTTCTGTAATTTTTGCTATTTCTTCGTCAATTTTAATACCACGCTGCATTTGTAGAGCTTGTATTTGTTCTGGTGGTATTTGATCACCAAATTGTGCACGTAATTTTTCTGCCTCCTGTACTAAAGCTTGATCGACTACCTGCGTTGCCAATAAAGATACGTGTTGCATAATATGTGATGTTAAATTCATTACTGCCATAGGATTAGCCTTAACTAAAGCAGATGACATAAAAAATCTGTGAGACTTAATATGTAACTCATGATTTTGTTGTGGAAAAGCTTGTAAGTTTGCACCCTTTAAAACCACACTATGTTCTAGTGCAGGATCTTGTGGTTGTGGTCCTTTTGGTATAGGTAAAATTTGTTCAACATCTTTTACTCCTAATGCAATATACATTCTTCTATATGCTTCATAAAGATTATGTATTTGTGGATTTGACTGTGCAAGTTGTAATTGATTTTGTGCAAGAGTAACTCTTTGCGACATTGAGAATATATTTGGATCTGAAACCGGTAGAATATCTATGGAGTCTGCAAAATCTAAAACTTTTATTTCTCTTGGACCACCAGTAACATTATATGGATATACTGGAGGTAGAGTTAATTTAAAAATATTAGCAAGAAGATTAAATTCTTTTTTCTGTGCATAATGTAATCTTTTGTGAACTGCAGACATAACTTTTGTGCCACGTTCCATCAATGCCATTGTAGTGCCGACTGGTGTTTGTGAGCTACCTATCTCAGATAATTGCATATCTGCAACCGCTGCAAATTGTTTACCTGCATCTACACACACGCCTAATAGTTGTAATAAAACTTGATCGGGACCTTTGTAAGGTAAAGGCATTAGTGCTTCACGAATAATTCCGTTAGGTGCATCGACATCTCTAAACTCACCAGGTTGTAAAGGTTGATCATCATCACGAACTCTTAAACCTCGTGACTTAAAACCTGCTGGTAAGTTGGATAATGTTCCAGCATCTAATAATTGACGTAAAGCAGATGTGGCAGTTCTAGTTAAACCGCCAATCATATGTATTAATCCAAAACCGTAAAAACCTAAACCTGGTAAAAACTTATAATGTACAAAATACTCGTTCTTTTTTCTTAGTGGATCTTGTTGATTGTAGTTTCTGTAAACGCTTAATACTTGACCTGATGTTCTATCTATAGTGACTATGTAGGGAAGCATGATGCCACTAGGTTCACCAGTTTTTACATTCATATCTTCAAAACCCTCTAGGTCTAAGTCTACATGTATTTCATACAGCTCAGCCATATCGCTAAGGTAATCTGATTTAGTGCCATCTATTTGATCTTTCTTTTCTTGTACACCGGAAGTGTATTCATCGCTTTCGTAAGACTGTAAATCTATGTCAAGGTAAAATCCTGATACTTGTTTTTTTCTCAAGTCATTCATCGACATTTTAATAACTTGTGTAATTCTTTCACAACTATCTAAATCAGATGCACCGTATGGCACAATAACATCCTCTGCAGGTATAAATTTAGATGTGGCTCTATTTAGTGTTTCTTCAAAATATATTTTTTTAAATGCACTACCTGATAAAGGTAACTGAAATAGTAATTGATCCATCTCTGGATTGTATTCTTCCATGTTATGTGTAATCTCATAATTCATGTAATCTTTTACACGCTCGGCTGCTTGTTGTAATTGTGTTGTGTTTGCCCCTACAACTTGTGTTCTCACAGGACCATCACTAGGTAAAAGCTCAACATAAGACATTGCTTGAAACTGTGTTACTGCCTGAGCTAACATTGGGTGGTTAACACTGGAAGCACCTCTAAATGGTCTAGTCCTCTCTTCATATTTAAAACCTAAGAGATCTAAACCCTTAGTGTAAGACTGCTCCCAATCGTCTCTAGATGATTTATCAGCTTCTATCTTTTCAACTAATTCATTAGATAAAGATTGCATGTAACTTTCATCTAATACTTCAGCTAAGTTAGATGTAAAACCTGCAGCTAATGGTGTATCTTGTTGTCCAACTATAGCACTACCATCTTCAATAATTTCAATATTTGGATCGCCAGATGTATCTAAATCTACAGTAGTGCCTGTCTCCTCTACCTCGATTTTATCATCTGCTGAAGTTATTCTTTGATTATCTTCGTTAGGATCGTCTGATGTGCTGTTATATTTATCTACCATATTGACCGAATATATCTGTGATTGAAACTAAACTATCTTTTGCAATTGTGCCACCATCTTTTTTCTTGAACATAAAGAAAGGTTCTTTTGATTGTGGACTATCTAGTGTCAAAGTGACCATATCAACAAGTTGTGGGTTAGTTTCTTCAATGATGATAGTAGCATTTTCTGCTCTGTCTGCATCGCCTAATGGTGTTAATTTTAACTCTCCACCTTGATTCTGTGCAAAGAACTCCATAGTTTGTCCTGGTGCTACTTCTCTTCTAATTACAACTTCGTTAGGGCCAAAATCATTAACTACACGCAAAATTTCTTCATCTAAAAATTCATCTACTCTTCTATTTGTTGGAGCAAATTCTCTCATTAGTTGTAATTCACCGTCAATATTTTTATTAAAAAACTTTAATCCTTTTTCTGCTTTAGTCGGATCAACAATTTTTTCTATTGCAACATTACCTTTGTATTTTTTTGCAATATTCTTCATTTGTTGCACAGTAACTTTGCCATACAAATTGTTAAATTTTACACCCGCAGCACCAGTTGGGTCTTTGCCCCATCTTTGGTTAACTTTATCTGCTGGCATTATTGCTACTTTATTTATACCTTTTGTCTGTGCATCTTTTATTGTTGCTTTTAACAACAAGTCAACATAGTCAGGCTGTTTATTAAATGGTATTGGAGGAAATAATTCTAAATCTTTAAAACTTCCATAAACAGAATCTATGCTGTCACTACTTTGTCCAAAAGCTGTTAAACTATCAGACTCAGCACTAGCGGGAACTTTTACACCTTTTAAATCTCTTTCTAACTCACTATCTCTTGTAAGGTCTAAAAGATTATCTAAAACTTTTTGTTGTTGTGTCTCGACATTAGCTATGCTGAACAGTGTTTCAGGGTTCGGTGTTTGAATGTCTATGTCTGCGAGTTTATTAATTTGTTCTTGTAAATCTCTTAATTCTTTTGCGTAAGTAGGAATTAATTCTTTTCCTGCTGTATTAGGGAAAGGTTTTATTGCAGATAAATTTTGTTGTAGTTTTTCTAATGTAGCAGGGGGAAACTCACTATTAATACTTTCTAACGTACGCTGACCCATAGCTTGCTCATAAGGATCATCAAGCTGTAGTCTTTGATTGGCTTTTTCTTTTACATTTTCAATTCTTTTTAATAATGCATTTAATCTTTCTTGTTCTTTACGAACTTTTGTTAACATGTCAGTCTGTAATTCTTGTATGACTGCCACTGTCTGTCCATCTACATTTTTGTAATCAGCAACTCTTGTAAACCCTAAAACATTTTCTTCTGAGTAATGTCCACTCGCAACGAATGGTTTACCCTCACCAGGTAAGGGTCCTGATTGCACTACGACCTCTCGGTAGTTTTGTCCAGCCTCGTCTAGTGGTTGATTACCTGCATTTTTATGTTTTGGCCTACCAAGAAAATTTAAAAAATTAGCATCGGCCGGTACATTCGCTCCCTCTTGTTTTACCTTAATACTAATATTACCCATAGGTGATGTTTCGTAAAAGTCTACGAGTTGCTTTTGTGTAATTTTTTGATTTGGGTAGTATTGTGCAAAGTCACTTAAATATTGCATAATACCTGAGTCGTTCAACTCTGCCTCAGGTGCAGCCTTGCCTTTAAAAAAGTTTTGCCAGTCTTGTGGTCTTGCAGCCTTTGGTGCGTTAGGGTCCATAATAGTTTCTAATGTAAAAGATTTAAAAGCAAAGTCGGAGGGTTGCATTTGTTGTGTGGCAGGTAATGTGGTGCCTGGAGGTGCCACCTGCGTATCTGTTTGAATTTTTTTCTTTGGTGTTTCTACAGCATCTACTTTACCGAATACCTTAAATAATTTTGTAGGATTAAATGCAGTGAGGTT